ATCGCCCGGCCCGCTCTTTGCGCCGACCATGGCAACCCGAAACTGGAAAGCCGCATCGCCAATATCGGCTTGCCTTTCGGCTGCGCCATAGATCCATGAAGGTGTGGCTGCCTGGCTGCTACGCACCAGCGCGCCGTTCCGCCAGATTTCAACGCGGTAGGCTTCGCGTTCCTCGCCAAGCGGAATATCCTCGCCAAACCAGTTATCGGGCCAGCCGTCCGCATCGATCCGCCCGCGCCTGACCCAGCCAAAGGACAGATCGCCATTGTCGAGCCGCAGCAGTTTCAGGTGAACCGGACTGAGCGGACTTAGACCCCGCTTGCCGCCGCTCGACCGGACTGTATCGAAATATTCGTCAGAAAATGCCTTGCCGGCTGTCCCAATACGCCAATTGAGTTCAAGCCCGATTTCCGACGCTTGCAGACCGGCAGCCACAACCGCGCCGTCCAGCAATATGAAAGGTGTCTCAATTTCCTTCACAAGCGATGCGGCCTGCTCTGTTCCCAATTGCCCGCGCAAGAGGCGCGTGAGTTTCCAGCGATTGAGGCCGATTTCCTCCGCATCCAGAAACTGGAACACCTCCCATTCTCCATTGGGCGCACGCAACAGACCCGTATTGGCGCCATTCAATATCTGCGCCATTGGCCGTGATTGCAGTTCGCCGGAATAAAGCGCAACCTCAACCGATTGCCCCTCCATCACCCGCCCGCTTGGAGCGCCTTCCAGAGGGGCGGTCAGTTCGCCCATGATTGCCCGGTCCTGCACGATGATGCGCTCCGCAAAGCCGTCATCCGAAGGTGAGGCGAAAACAGCCGCACCGCGCCATGGCTTTGCATGACAGGCGATGCGGAATTGTCCGGCTGGCTCTTCCGCACCGGGCCAGAGCGGCAGATCGATCAGATGAAAGATCGGCTTCATGTCGAGAGTCGGGCCCTCGCCGGGACTGGTCGGCGTTTTACCGTGATCGGCAAAACCAATGTTCGGCGCCAGCGCGATTGCCCGGACGGTGCGGGTTTCCCCATCTTCGAGGCTCGTCACGACATAATTGCGTTCGCCACCCACGATTTCGAGCCGCACCCGGTCTCCAACGTGAAGGGCGGCCATCGACCATGGAAGCGCAAAATCCACCGAGCGCCGTTCCGCATAACGCCGCGCCATCCAGGCTTCTGCCAGCGCTGTTGCCTGTCCCTGTTCCATGACGCCGGAAAGGCTTAGTGTTTCGGTGCCCTGCCCCTCCTCGCGGCGAACCGAAGCACCGGTGATCTGGAAATCCCGCAGGGGATCGTTGCAGTAAAGCTCTGCCACGGATGGCAGATCATCCTGATCTTCCAGCGTGACCGTGAGAGCTTCCCGGTCATCCGGCTGCACGAAAACAGGCAATTCCAGCACCGCCCCCGCACGGGTGATGCTTTTGAACACGAAACGCCCGGCCTGTTCATAGCCATGCACGCCGAAGACATTCAAAAGCGGTTCCAGAACACCCCGCGCACTCGACGGCTCGCTGATCACAAAGCCGGAAAGATAGCCATCCGCGCCAGCGCAATCAGCCTCCGGCAACCCATAATCCTTGAGGATGCCCGCAATCAGTTCGTCCAGCGAGACACCGCTGATGCGCCCGTTCAGCCAATGGCCGAGACGCCAGTTTTCCGTATCGCCCCAGGTGCTGGCCGCAAGCGGAAATTCCGGAAACGGCCTCGTATCCCACGACCACAGATAGATGCGATCCATATCCAGCATCGGCCCGCCATAGAGCGGGGAAACGGGATTATCGTCCTGCCAGTGCTGATATTGTGCCCGCAGAAACCGGTCCATGCCGATATCCGCGCGTGATCCGTTGGAAAAATACGGCGTCGCATTTTCCGATGATTTCGGATCGGGAAAGACATTCGGCTGGTTCGCTCCCTTATCGACGGCGGGACAACCAAGCTCGGTGAACCAGAACGGCTTTGACTGTGGCGTCCACGCAGTGGGCTGCGCGTTTTCCGTCCCCGCAACACGGTTATAATGCCGGTTGCTCCACCAACCATGCAAATCCTTGTAGCGATATACCCATGGCTTGCCCGCCAGCCCATCCGCAATAGGCGAACGCCTGCGGGCCCCGCGATCCCCGGCGCTTGCGTAATACCAGTCATAGCCCTCGCCTGATGCCACCTGGCTTGTGAGGCCATCAAGATCATAGGCCGTCTCAAACCTGTCCGGGTTGCCGCCATTAAGATCGGCGTCGCGCCAGTCAGCAAGCGGCATGTAATTATCGATGCCGATGGCGTCGATGGCCGGATGCGACCAGAGCGGATCGAGATTGAAATAGAGGTCGCCGCTGCCATCCTGCGCCTGATAGCCGAAATATTCCGACCAGTCCGCGCCATAGGTGATCTTGCAGTCGTTGCCAAGCTTGATCCGCATTTCAGCGGCAAGCGTGCAGAGATGCGCGACAAAGGGAAAGCTCTCCTGTCCATCGCGAATGCTGGTTAGCCCGCGCAGTTCCGACCCGAGAAGAAAACTGTCCACGCCACCGGCTTGGCTGGCCAGATCAGCGCAATGGTTGAGAAAGCGGCGATAGCCCCATGGCCCATCAACTAAGGCTTGCA